AGATAAGACCATATTCTTATTTTGATCTATCATACCTGATGCGCAAAATGCTATTGTATCTGGTGCTATCTTTATACCTGATTGTCCAGTTGTACCAGATAAACCTCTTTCATTATATAAAAAGTATTCTACATACTCATCAACAACAGCCAAACTGTTTAATGATGATGGATTAGGTGTGTCAGGTCTTTTCTTTCTAACTTCTCTAATCTTTTTGATCTTTCTTGGATCAATATATTTTAATTCTGTTATTCCTCCTTTTTTAGGACTTTCTCTATCAATAACTTTTTGATAGTAAACTCGACCATCTACATACCATCTTCTAAAGATGTCGTGGCCTTTTGTATTGAAGTTCATTAATCTTAAAACTTCCTGGAATTCGTCTTCTATTTTTTTTCTAACTTCTTTTCCATAAGGTAAATCAATTACATTAACTCTTACTGCATCTTTCAATTCATTAGCGACAATAGCTTCATTGACAATATCTTCGATTGCCATATCGCATTCTGGGTGTAAGGCTATTTCTCTATATCTACGAACTAGGTCCTGCTCTGTTTTCGCAGTACCTTCCATATCCAAGTATGAACCAAAGTGACCACCAGCGTTGACTGTTTGTGTACCGTCATCAGCTTGTGATGTCGTAAAAGCTTGTTTTGGATCAGCTTGTTTTTTAATCTTCGAAATTGAAAAGCCGAATAATTCTGCCATTATATATCTCCTTGTTACCTACTACTTATAAGGGATTAAAAAGAGGGGCCGTGAAGCCCCTCTAATCTAATATTAAGTTGTAGTGTTACTTTCAAAGTGTTGATAAGCAAACTCAACAGTAAAAGTTTCAATCTCAGTCTTTTCATCAAAGTCTAAAGCGATTTCACTAATACTTAATGGGAATGCTCCTCTCAAAGTATATGATTTAACCGTATTACCGTTTCTATCTAAATGATCTACAAACGCATCAACTTGATAGTCAACTGGATTTGTTAATCCTTCGTTGTCTGTCATATTGTTGATACCATTCTGCCATCTTTCGAAAGCATTTCTTAATTTAAAGTTTGTATCATTTAATACTGTGATAGTCCAATTAGGAATTTCTCTATCTCCAGCAATCTTAACAGCTCTTCCTCTGAAGTTGACATTTATATTTGCCACCGTCATCGCAGGAATTGCTGCTCCTCTACATAGAAAGGCTAGGTCTTCTATTTCGCCACCAACTTGGGCATAACCAGGAAAAGGCATTGTTACCTTAAACTGATTGGCTCTAGCGCCACCGCCAGCAAGTTTAGCTTTGAAGTCATTTATATTTGCCATTTTTTATTTCTCCTTCTCTACTATTATCCGCCAGCGACTTCTTCAAAAGCCACGCCAGTTCTGGTTGCAACAAACGATAGTGTGATAAAGTTGATACTTCTAGCTGGTTTAATGAATATCTCAGCTACAAATTCATTTCTATCAATGACTTCGCCTGTATTGTTAGTTTCATCACACACTACTAAAAAGTCTGTGATACCTCTTCTGCCTTGTACTTCTCTTAGGAAAGGTTCTACAATGTTTCTAAAGTTAGCTCTTGTGAATTCATCATTGAACTCAAAAAGTTGAAATTTAGAAGCAGTTGATATTGCCTTTTCTAATACGATAAACAATCTTCTTACGTTGATTCTATCGAAAGCACTTGGTGAACTTAATCCAGTTTTGTCACCAAAAAGAACAGTACCTTGTCCTGGGAAAGTTGACACAGGGTTAACTCTCTTAGGATATAGTTGATCTCTTTGTGATTTTGTCGGATTGTAAGCTAGTTTAACTGCGCCTCTTACTATACCTCTGTTGAAACCAGCAGGTGAGTACCAAGCATCAGCAACTAAATCAGTTCTAGCCGCTAGACCAGCAGTATCTCCATTCAATGGAACAAATCTGTAAATGTCAGCATATCTGTCATAAGCATATTTGTAACCACTGTCAAATACAACATAACTTGATGATCTAATGTTATCAAAGAAATCAATAACGTTAGATGTTTGAGTATTTGAGTTAGTGATATTAACTACGTCAGCTCTTTGTGGAGAAGCAAACACGATTGAGTCTTTTCTTTCTTCAGCAATTGTGATAAGATTATCAATGTGTGTTGAACTTCCACTTGGACCAGCAATGATTAGTCCTACATCAACAGTTTCAGCATCTTGGAACTTCTCGTAAGCAGTTTTCAATTGGCCGTCTGTTACTGCAGTACCATCTGATCCCGCAGATAATGATTCAAGTGTTGGAACATCAACAGCAGTGAAAGTAATTCCAGTTGCGTTGCTACCCCAATTTGACCCTGAACTATTATGGTCTGTCCAATAAATGTAATTAGATTGATTTTTAATTACAGTTGGATAGTAGTTGTTATCTCCTTGTGGAGTTTTTGCGTCAGCCGCTTTAGATACTTTAGAAAAAGTTTCAATAACTTCTCCTGGTGTACCTGAAATACCACCATCTTCGTCAACGACTACTACATGGATTTCATCATTAGAACCACCTCTTGTGGAAGTCCAAGTTGATGTTCCAGGAGCGCCATCTACTGAATCGTAGTATCTCCATCTTCTTTTAATTCTAGCGTCATCTGCAACAGCTCTTTTTAGTCCGCCAGCACCTCTAGGGTGTTGAACGATACCAATTTGTGTTGAAGCTACACTAGTAACTCTATATTTGTCACCGTCATCAAAATCAGTACCCGCTCCTGTAGTTGAAAACTCGATAACATCACCTACGTTTAAGTAAGATGTTGCATCTGAATCAACGTCTACAGTTAAGTCGCCTACTGCTAGATCGGCTTGATCTACTTGTTGAGATGTGGTTAGTGTTTGTTCATATGCATTTGCTGATGGGCAAGTTGCAACTAATAGGTTATTACCCCACGCTCCAGCAGATTTTGCTGTAAACGTAATTGCGTTTGCTTGTCCTGATGCATAGTTATTATCGTAATCGTCATCATTTTGAATTAACAAACTTGAACCGCCTGTGTTTGCGTTTGTCAATGATGAATTGGTAGCTCGTACTACTCTTAATGCGTTAGAGTATGCTAGAAAGTTAGCAGCGCTGAAAAAATACTCAAAGTTATTTGAGTCTGGTTTTCCAAACGTATCTACTAATTCTTGCTCACTAGAAATTGCTACGATTTCGTCAACTGGTCCTTTTGCGAATTGACCTGCAAAGGCTCCGATTGATGTTGATACCGCAGGAATAATTCTACTTAAATCTTTTTCCTGTACGAGAACACCTGGTGATACTTGAAATGCCATAGGTTTATTCTCCTCTTAATTAGCTAATTTATATTTTAATTTTTCAAAATCCATAAGTTTTCTTATGACCATAGTCAAACTTTTCAGTTATTGATATTTATAATAACCCAAAATTGTAGTTATTGACCTTTTCTAACGACAGGATACCATCGAGTTCCGTATTCATCAATAGTTTCTTCGTTCATAGGGTCACTATTTACACCATCATCTACAAACCCAAAAGGCGCCATATCTTGTTCAATTAGATTTTGTTGTTCCATATACATCTGATTTCGTATATTTGAATCAGATAACTCTTTAAAATAGGGTTGATTTGAGAGCCATCCAAATATAACTAAACACATAACCAAGTCATCATTACAACCTTCTTCAGCCATCCAACTATTCCCTCTACGTGAAAATGTCGATATTTCTTCTATTATACTAAAGTCATTAACTTGTATCTTATCACCCTCCATAAGCGTCTTAAAATTCGCACAACCGACCTTTTTTATCTGTTTTGTCATTCTTACCCCTAGTGATGTACCTCGACCAGAGAACATTGCGCCAAGTATTTGACCCGCTCTACCCTTTTGAGTTGTCATTAAGATATTAGGATATTCTAACTCGTAATGCATCGCTTCGGCGATTGATTGACCTAAATCATTGACTTCAATAAGTGTGTGTGCTTCATTATACGCCTTCGCTGTTTGACTCACAATGTTAGGAAAGACAAAAGGTTTGACTTCATTATTCTTATAGGTACATACAACTTCATAAGGTATCTTTCGACTTTCATCTTTAGTTACATCTAATATGATAAAGGCAGAGTAATCTTTATTTGTACCTCTTGCCACGTCAACACAACAAACATACATATTTCCTTTGACAGGTTTCTTAAACATCTTTAAACCATTTTTAGATTGTATTGCATCAGCGTATGGTGTGTTTTTAATTTTTGCTGGTGAGATAAGAGTATCGACTGAACCTAAAAACTCACACTCAAACTCTTGTTGGAACTGTTCTTCGCTGGTGTTTCTGATGGTCATCTCTTTCCATTTTTCATCTCTACCAGGAACTTCACTCCAATGAACTTCTATAGGAATATAGTCATTTTTTTTCGCTACTGCATCAACCCATAACTTATAGTATTGATTCATACCGTGAGGTGTAGATACAATAATCATCTTTGTATTTTTACCAGATGAGATAGTAGGATAAACTGAACTAAAAAACATCTCTGCGATATTTGCTGGTACGAAAGCAAACTCGTCAAGGAAGATAATATTAAATGAACCTCCTCGAATAGCCGAACTTGAAGTTGCCGCTGCTACAATTGTTGATTTGTTTTCTAACTCTATACTACCTTTGTTCCAGTTTATAATACCTTGTTGTAACCATTTAGGTAAGTTTTCATAAGCAAGTTGAAGTCTTCCTAATATATCTCTTGCCGTTGTACTTTTGTTTGCCAGAATAGCAATGTTTGAATTTGGATTAAACAAAGCGTAATGTAAAAGATAAGAAATTGTTGTTGTTGATTTACCTGATTGTCTTGGAAGTTTACAAATAGTAAATCTATTATCGTGTATAGTTTGTACAATGTTTTTTTGAAAGCCATACATTTTAAAAGGTACAAGACCTTCATCAAGTGATACAATACGAACATAGTTTTCCATAAAGTAAATTGGATCAGCAGAACACTTTTGATATTCTAAAATTTCTTCTTTAGAAAACTCTACAGGTGTATTTACTTTCTTATGGTTAGGATTACCAAGGTAAGCGTTTTCACTCATTTATTATTGCCTCTATGTGTGAGTAACCTAAACGTACTGCTTGTGTTACTCTTTGATTGCCTTTCATTACACTATATAGTTTTTCTTTATAGAGTGTTCCATCAGCGCCATATCTTTGAGTTGAACTAATTTTATGTTTGATAACTTCGATTGGATTATTCATAATATCCTTTATGTCTTCAACACCGTCTGTAAGTTTAGGATTATACTTTTCGTAATAACGATTATAAGTTAAATCACTTATTTTTAGTGTCGTCTTTTTCAGGTGTGATGTCTTTGACTTCAGTATTTTCATCTTTTTTTAACATCTTCTGTAATTCAGCCGTTGATCCTACAAACAAAGCGTTTTTGATTTGTGGATTTGCTGATTTTGGTAATTCTTTTAAATCTTTAAGTTTCTTTTGTAAGTCTTGTAGTTTATCTACAGTTTGTCCAACTTGTCCTATAAGTTGTCCAGCGACCTCGTATGCTCTTGGGTGTTGACCTTCTCTTGCGATGTCTAGTATTCCTTCTATCGCCTCTTGGCCTCTTTCAATTAGATTGTAGTAATTTTCTCTGCTGTATTTGTAGTCGTTATCGACATCAGCTTTACTGTCATCATCTTTACGAGGAACTGCTGGTTTAAACTCTTGTTTAACGATTTCTTTTTTAGGTTCAGGTTCGTTAATTCCTAATATTTCATTTACCTTATCTTCTAATTTACTCATATTACTATTTATGAATAAACTACTTGTTTAACTTCATTCCTTTGAAGTATGCAGGTAATCCTAAATGTGGTCTTCCATCAAACATATTTTCATCAGCGTTTGGAGAATTTACATTGTTGTAGTGTAAAAAGACTTGAGCGCAATCTTCGCCTAAAAATGTTTCTCGCCAGTGTTCTAATATCATACCTTTGTATATTAACATATCACCTGGTTTCAATACAACTTTTGTACCTTTGTTCGTTGATTGAGCTGGAAAACCATCATCTGGTATTCCAACATTTTTCTTAGCCTCTAAATAAATTGGCCATTCATCACCACCTAAATTCATAGTTGTTGAAATCTCACAACTAAATCTATCTTTATGTCTATGTAGAACATCACCACGTTTGTAAACACGAGCATAAGAATAAGTAGGATTTAATTTAAGACCTGTCGCCTTTTCCATCTTTGGTTGAGTGGCAAGTAATAATGTTTCCATAGCAGTATCACCGTAGTTTGAATATGTATTAGGGACTTGTTCATCATTCCATACTCCCCATTCTGTTGTAAAGGGTGAGATATATCTAGTGTCAAACATAGTACGAGCAACTTGTTTTTTCATTAAGAAATAATTATAAACAAAGTTGGCAACTTTAGGATCAATTGCTTCTTTCAATACTATAAAATGTTTTTTCTTAAATGTGGCTTTCATTACTTCATTCCTTTGGCTGCGTTTACAACAATATTTCTTACTGCTTGTAAGTTGAAGTGAATAAATCTAAAATCATCTACTCCATCATCTACCGCAAATTCATGTGGTACATAAGCAGGGAAAAATATTAATGTTCCTGGTTTAGGTCTATAATGTACTGAGTCTGACATGGTACTAATTTTACTACCATCTTTTTGTGGTAGTTTTGTCATCATACCACCTGCTCTTGGATCGTGCATAACTGGAAATGATGTTTTATCAGAACATTTTAAATAGTAAAAACCTGAAATATGATTATCCCAATGAACGTGTGTACTGTGATGACCGCCACCTGATTTGGCAAACTCTTGTACCCAAAACTCCGTAAAGAACATTGTATATTGATCCATGTTATAACCCCATTCATCTAATAGATTCCATGAAGTTGCTCCAATATATGATTCTAATTCTTTTAATCCAGGATCACCATTTAATGGTGTTGAGTGATAACTCATTCCGTGGTCTTTTACTTTTAAATAATCTTTGTTACCTAAAAA